GTCGTTGAAGATGTGAAGAGGAACCCAGTAGACGTAGTGGCTGCCATGGTCGCCACCCGCGACGTTGTTGTCGGTGAGATACTTCTGAATGTGTGCCATCTTGAATGGAAAAAGTTTTTTGGCTGGGCGTGAATCCGTTTTCTACCTGTTGGCGTCAGATACATACCCCACTCTCCAGGCGATCCGCAGCCCGTTCTGTGGCAAGATCAAGAGGCGGGGTGTCATGTAGAACTCCTTGGATCCGATACTGGGAGATATCACGTGAAACGGGCAACTGCCCGGATCATCGGTGACAGCCATTCTTACGTCGCCATGCCGTTCCATCTCGGAATACGCAATCTTCGGACGGAGGGATGGGCGGCCCTGTCCGATTGGATACCAAACATTCATAGAATGTAGGGTCTTTCGAATGATACTTTCGGGTTTGTGCTCACCACATAGTCTTGGTCCGTTCTCCACACAATAGTTGACAACGCGATCCTGCAACGATAATACAAAGTTGTAGATACCAGCGACAGGGGAATCGGATACACAGCGCTCCTTACCATACGGATCACATCCATTGAATCCGATAATACAAGTTAAGCTAGCGCCTGGAATGACTTCGATGTGGCCACTGCCGTCTGTATGAAAGAGTGACTCTTGGACTTGAAATCCGGTGACAAGTCCAACTGGGACTCGAATCTTCAGCGGGGCGCCATTGTATGTGATCTGACACTCGCGTCCGCCGTTGCCATCGTGGTCTGGGTCCCCAATCGTTACCTTGCTGATGTCGATTTCGTGGATGCTGTGGAAGAACACTTGAGAAGATGCCATTGTTGCCTCGGTTGCAGGCTCTACTCCGATCTCTGTCCCACAGAATCCGTTTTCTACTTGTAGCAATTCTTGTATGGGCGGCAACTGGCCTTCTGACTGAAGCCCATTTTCCTGCACGTAGTCTTCCTGCAATACGCCCTTGACATTCGACGCTTCTTCTTGAACGTTCGCATTTTGTACTCACTATACTACAATGTTGTGGCCGCCCAACTACTATCGCGGTCTATCAAACCGAGTCTACCCTGAAAAAGGTGTATAACCGTGGAATGGCGGCATGGAGAACCTGACATCGTCCGGGTGCATCCCAACACGCCTGGGGGAAAGCGCGGGTCTACTCATTTGTCCTTCATGGCAAAACGTGGCATACGGCAGATGCGGATTTGCATTCGTAATTCACTTAATCAGTCCTGTCTGAATCCGATGATGTTGCGAGAACACCCGCAGCCACTACGTTCAAGAAGAGTGACAGGATACGCTTGTCGTTGAACGATTCACGATAATACAGAACACCAACCAATACAACTGCGATACTGTTCACAACTGACCAGGCCAGACTGGTTACGGCAATTCCTGTCTTTGCAACCTGCGTGGTCTGGAAAAAGATCAGAGGCTCAACTGCATAAATTAAGGATGCGATCGGCAGCCCCAGATCAGACCTGAGGCGACCCGTGCCCACCTCCTTGATTAACACCACCATGACGACGTCAACCACCGTCATCACGAATGCGAAAAAAAAGACAAGGAGATTCATTGTATTATAAGTATACTTACGGATGGAGTGTCCGGCCTGTAAGATTGACCCGACGACCCATTCCTTTGTGTACATGGGTATTCAGGATGGACTAAAGCACTACTACACCTCACCCGCCCAAGCGAAAGGATCTGAACCAACCGACATTCGCACCTCGAATTTCAAGAAACATGTGGACAAGGCACTCGGTGAGCCCTGGGTGTGGATCTTTGATTGCAAGGATATGACCTTCCGTGATTATACGTCGATTGAGTTTACCTTGAACCTTGCACATATCTTCGAAGACGAGCACTCCGAGTGGCTGAAAAAGATTGTGATTGTGAACCCGAATATGTGGGTCACTGGGATGATCGCCTTCCTCAAGACAGTGTTGCGGAGTACGTTATTAGACAAGGTGACATGCTCACCATGAGGTCTGCTTGTGGAGGCGACGATCCTCCAACGTTTCTGCTGGGGTTCCAGCCCAGCTCACACGAATTCCATAGGTCGGATCGTGCATGTGGCGAATCTCAGTGGTCACATCACAGTCGGGAAAGTGCTCCTTCGTCCAGTAGAGCATTGTGTCAAAGGCCACGCCCAGTGCCATGGACTTTGAACATGCATACGTCATGGCACCGAACTCGGCTGTGCGCTGAATCTCCTTGTAGAACTCCTCGGCAGCGAGTTGCCCCTTGATTTCCTGCTCTCGCTGGGCAGCACGAGCCTTCTCAGCAGCAGCGGCGGCGGATGCATTCTGAAGTTGAGCGCGAGTGATAGGCTCCATTGTAAAAAGGTTTTGGGTATGGGTGGGCAAATTCGTTTTCACTCCATCGTCAGGTACACGCGTGGACGACGCCCGTGCTGGATAAGAAACGAGTTGGCGTATCGGGCATGTTCACCCCGACCGCTTTGGATACAGCAACTTGCTCCGATGCGGAACGTTTTAGGAGGGTTGACCGGAGATTCAATGTGCAGAAGGTACACCTCTTGATTGACAAGTGGAGTGGTGCACCAGTCACAGGTTGCCATCTTGAATGGAAAAGGGGTTTGAGTGTGGGCGAGTGAATCCGTTTTTAGCTTGGTGTAACACAATGAAGCTGTACCAGGCATACTTTTTCTTTTTGAAGGCAGTCGTCCTTCTTCAGGTTATCTTGTTGGCGACAGGTCACAAGGTGAAGGAAAGTTCTCTGTTTGCGGTTGTTGACGCAGTATTCAAGGTTTCGCTGGGTCTATTTCTTGGTATCTACTTTTGGCTTTTTCGTCCGAAAGGCATCGAGTGGGAGGATGGTATCATCATCTCAATCGGCGGATTCTTGATTCTCACAGATATTCAGTTTGAGCCCCTCATGAAGCTCTACAATCTTCGCGACACTGTGGCAAAATCACTTGCGCCGTCCGTATAACTTCCGAGTCGGAATATGCGACTGCTTGAAGATGATTTCGTCCACAATTTGAAACGGCGCAGACACGGGCACGAAGGATACCTGGTGATTGAGTATGATTGTAATCACGGCTGTGTCTGAACATTCGCGCCCCATAAACCGCAAGGCATCTTGATATGTCTTGATACCCTTCATCTGGCTTTTCCGCACAGTCTTTGTCCCTATCGTCATCATAGGAGTGTCTTCGAACCCGAAGCAATTGCCCATTGTCACTTCGCCCAGCTAACTTTAAAGCAGTTTGTGAACCACACCTTGTCAATCTGACAGTTGGGAAAGTTGCCGACAAGAGCCGACTTTGCCTTTTCTCGGGTAAGATTGCTCGGAACATCAATATACTCATACGTCAATCCCGTACGAGCTGCGATCTCGATTTGGCGAGTGGCGACAGTAATGAAGTCCTCAAGTGGGTCGTAACTGGCAGAGACGGCACGTAAATCCTCGGCCGATGGCATACTGGCTTACACCAACCAACTTGGAACATTTAAATGCCCGATTGTTCGGTCTGTCAGTCCGAGATGGACATGGAGGAATTCAATGACCACCGCGAATCCACAGAGACATGTCTGAAACTGGAATGCGGACATGCCTTTCATTCTCGGTGCATTATTGCCTACATGCGTCGCACGGACTTTGATTGTATTCAGTGTAACCGCCACCGGACACCTGAAGTCCAGCTAGAGGAAGCGGGTCTGTGCGCCCAAGCCATTGAGGCCTTCAAGAATGACCCTGAGTTCCGTCGCATTCGAGCGGATATCAACCGAAAGGTAGCCGAGTACAAGCGGATGCGACTGGCTGCGAAACGTAAGGTTGTCGCATTCGTCAGGGAGAACAATGGGTTTGGAATCATGGAAAAACACCATGAACTCACAACCGCTATCAACCAACTGAAACGATACACTCGAAGCGAGTGTGTCAAGCGGAATCCAACCTTGATGGCGGCACTCAAGAAGGAGCTATGTCCAGACGGTGGTGACAGTTTTCAAGAGTATTACTTCCGACGTATGATGGGCATCCCTAACAAATATGACCTACGCACATACATCGATATATCATTCAAGTAGAATGGAGCAATTCGGCAAGAACTTCAAGGCGTTGGACATTCCCTCTCGCAAAGCAAAATTGGATCAGATTACGATGTTTCTACGCCAACAAAACGCACTTGTGGAGGCAGAGGCGTTTCAGGCGTTGAGGTGTTGTTATCCATCGTTCCCATTATCCGCGAACGAGCGAGTGTTTCAAGAGTATATTGCCTGGGGTGAGATTGCTCGTGTCCAAGACCATCCGACGGTGCGTCACATTCTGTCGCAAGGATAGAGTCTCAGTAATACTGGGGGAAGGTCTTGCGCAGACCATAGTAGACGACTCCGAATACCACCGCGTGGGTCAGCACCTGGGTCGTCTTACCCGCGCCAGGTGGCAGAGAAAGCAGCACCCCCGGTGACAGAAGAACGAAGAGCAGAACAGGAATAACGATATTGAGATCCATTTATATACTATCCACGAGAATTTAGGCGGATTCGTATCCATCCACATTAGCATTTGGGGGGTCGACAATGAACTCATAATGTTGCCAATATCCCGCACGGACTCCATTCTTCATACGAACGCGCAGGTCGCGATAACTCGTAAAGACGGCCGGAATCGCAGGGGGGTCGTCGTCAAACATCTTCTGGAGAAACCATGCCGTAGCCTGATCGTCTGATTCCATCCGCATAGGGTCACGAGGCGGCGGCGGTCGGAGTGTCACTTCGTCTGGGCTCGTCAGCATGAGAATGGAGTTCACAATATCACCCTCATACCGACGCAATGCACGGACTGCTTCACCGCGCGTGACACCTGCATGTTGCATCACGAGCACCACCTCTTCTTCAGAGACCTGCACACCGTCTCCGATGTTGAGGATGCGCGAGACATGTGGTGGACGCGGAGGCGGCGGAGGTTGTACCGGTTCAGGACCCATTGCCTCTCGAATAAGATCCACTAGCGCACCCTGCCCCTGACCCCCGCGTCCGATATTTATCCTCCATCCCGACATATTATGCCTTTCCATAAGCTGTTTGGCGGGGGCTTCGGTGACACCAAGCGGGTGGCGGCACATGGGACAGCTGGGGTTCTCGGCCGACCATCGAGTCAGACAAGCAATGTGAAAGGAGTGTTTACATGACAGTGTGCAGTGCCCTGTTGACTCGGAAACGTTCTCATAACAAACTGCACAGTCGTCCATGCTTAATACTCGGTGGGATACGCGATTTCGTTTTTAGTCATATAATCCATCTGGGCACGTGGGAACGCGAATACGTAGGGGCACCGGAGGTTCGGGTACAAATCCACCCGAATGCTCAAAGTGAATCGCGGAGATGTCCCCAAGGTCAGCCAACCGCCCCTGAATCCATAGCCACATGATCGCAAATGCATCTCGCGTCCTGTTCTTGGGCGGCATTACCCCACCCGCTTCCACACAAAGGAGTACAATATACGAGAGATCCTCTTTGATTACACTTGCGCGAATGAAGTCGGGGGTCAATGTGTGGGCTGCCTTGGCGATACGGGGGATGCTGACGGTGTTTTCGAACATATCAACACGGGCGCGGGAAGCAGGACGAACCAAGGTGTCGTAGGCATACGCGTAACATTGAGGGCAGTTGATGCACTCCATGTTAAAAATGGTTTTGTTGTGCACTGCTGTGATTCGTTTTCACCATTCAGATTCCACGAAGGACATCAGGGAAGGCCGTGATGTAATCTGCGGACCACTTGGGTGCCTTTGCGAACGCCTTCCGGGTCTTGTACTCGTTTCGAACCTTCTCGTCCATCTCCTTTGTGCGAACGAGACTCGCCTTAGGGGCAGACGGGACTGGGAAGGGCAGCGTCTTAGTTGAGCAATATCCATCGATACCCAATAGAGCCAGAGACTGCATCTCTGTCATTGCCGCCTCGAATGTCTTGGCAGTGTGTGACATCTTGAGATGCCGACGAATCTCGCGAATCTCCGGAGCAGGGGACATGAAGTACCCCCACTTACCAGGGTCACCCTTTGCGACCCAGTCCCAAGTATCCGACTTGTCGATGGCGGACTCCATGTCCTGCAGAATGGCGTTATCTTCGCTGTTGAAACCGAGAGATGAGAAGTTGAGAGGCATTTTGTTCAGGTCAGTTGAAAAATGTTTTTGTGTACACGGATCCGTTTTCCGCCGTTCAGAAGCCGCGGCGGTTCTGGAGATCCAGCTTGTTCAGATCGTCCTGATCGTAGCCGTCCCGCATGTCCGAGATCTCAGACTTGCGGACAGCTAGAAGCCGCTCCCAATCCGCTCTCTGGCCTTCAGTCATGTGGGTGTTGTCCAGTTTGTCCGTAATCAGATCGATCTGATCGAGGATGTCTTGGGTTGTGCGCGGCTCCTCAAGGGGCGACGGCGGCAGGGGTGGAGGTGATGCCACGCTACTGCGGCGACCCGTGGGCGTGAAACTCCACTTGTCGCCCTCCGTCGGTAGGTCGGCGAGAAGCTCTGTCTTGAGTTCGTCCGAGACTCGCACTGACTTCGGAAACTCGCATCCGTAGCGCTTCACGTAGCACCCGCGACAGTAGCGATCGTCTACCCACAGGTGGGCATACTCGCCACATCCGCGACACGGCTCCTTGTATTCCTCAGAACAGTACTCGCACATGCGACCAGAATCGTCGCAGGTACAGCGGGATGCATTCTCGTCGTAGGAATACTGGATCCTGCATCCGTCGCACACCTCATCGCCGTCTGCGATCCGGATCCCGCATCCGCGGCATGCCGCATCCGCGCGACACCAGATGTCGAACTCGTCCTCATCGTCGTACTCGACGAACGCCTTGTTGCATGGGTGGTCACGCACCGACAGGCAGGTGTGACAATAGTCAGACCCGAGAGCGGTGGCACCTGTCTCACCACATCCCGGACATGCACATGCCCCACACTTGGTCTGGTACAGGGGGGTCTCGCGGCCGCAGTTGTCGTTGATGCAGAAGAAGGTGTGCTTGGCCATGGTGGAGTGAGTCATTGTGTAGAAGCCGCGGGTGTTGGAGTGATCGGAGTTGGTGGTGAAAGACATTTGTGCTGGGGCGGCTTTTACCTATTTCGTAGAAGGACGGAATCCGTTTTCAGTATTCTGTGGTGAGCCAAGATCATTGACCGTATGTACCGGGTATCACCCCCCGAGATAAACAGTTGGACATACTGATCCAGTAGAATGTCGAGCGACCGTCTGAGGTTGCGTCTATTTATCTCATATGGACTCGGAGTTCGAAGTCGCATGAATCGGTCGTGATGCGAACCGTAGGTCGTGTGTCCGCGGACGAGGAGCTCAGTCGAGAGACGCTGTGCCTCCATTATAAATTCGTATGTGTTTATAATGAGCACCCCTGGAGTAAACCCTGCGTTGAATTCGCCGACACCTGCTGCTGCTCCTGCGCCGTCTGTATTGGGGAGCATTTCGATGTTCCTGGCTGGATTTGGCGGTCTTCTGGGGTTCCTGCTTCACCTTGCCGCCGCAAAGTTGTCGTATGACAAGTACCAGTCTCCTGCGTGGGCTTTCTTAGATTTCATTTTCGGTTCGTTGTACATCCCCTATTATGCGTTCTTCCTCAACACGCCCTCGCAGCAGCCGATGATGGGCGGAAAGAAACGCCGGTGATTTTCACGCAGCCATTGAATATACCCAATGCAGCCTCTTCGTACATGGGGGAAGCATATGATTCTTGATGCAGCTGGATGTTCTCCGAAGATGATTGGGTCGCATACGGTTGTGACGAGCTTTGCCAAGACATTGGTCAAGCGCATCGAGATGGTTCCGTTTGGTGAGCCCCAGGTCGTGATGTTTGGGTCTGGCAATAAGAAGGGCTATACGCTCGTGCAGCTGATCGAGACGAGCAACATCTGTGCTCACTTTGTGGAAGAGAACAACTCCATGTACTTGGACGTGTTCTCCTGCAAGAATTTCGACCCTGCGGTCGTGAAGGAAACTGTGTATGAATTCTTTGACGCGCAGAAGTTCAATATCAAGGTGCTCGTTCGTCAGGCACCGGTTGAGCGGCTTTGCTAAGGGCCGATGAACTCAGGGCACCGCCCATCCCGTGCATGTGTGTTGTTCGAACAGGCTGAGATCACCGGATCAGTGCCAATTTTAAATTTGGGTGTTTCAGGGTAGACATCCTTTCCGTTGACAAACTGCTCCTTCTCCCATGTCTTTGAGAAGACCGCCGAAGGACCGCCTGTGTACCCGGGGGTACATTTCTCAGGTCCCGATACGCATCCCACGTTCGGACAGTAAATCATCGAGCCCGGGCACTGAACGCCGGGTGCTTGGAAGCTGACGAACCCTGCCACAATGAGAACCAAGAGACCGATCAGCAGCCATTTCATAGGAAGCTTGGCCATTTGTCTTTACATTAAGTTCTTTTTCACCCACGTACGATCAGCCTTAAACGTCCGCGACTTCTTGGGCGCAGTCCGCTTGGTATACACCGCGACTGCATTCAACTTACGGAACGTGGAAAGAGGACCAACCTTCTTAGCGACCGCACGTAAGATCTTACGGCGAGTCGGAGCCTTCATTGTGGCAGAATACCCCATCAACTCCCCCTTTTTTAACGAACCGATGCCGGGTCCATGGAGATCAGACCACTTGCCCTTCGCACCCATATCGTGAATGCGGGACGAGCGAACCGTGTAATGCGTCCCCTTACGTGTGGCGTGATATCCCTTGCGACGAATGGTTCCCATTTATACTCATAACAGAAATTATGACGTTGGTCCCGATGGAACAGTAGAAGGAGTCACTGGCTGAATCTTGGGGGCAGGAACGACTGGTTTGGGTCTGAACGCACGTGTGAACCCAAACATTTGTTATCCGTCAGGATTTTCCTTGCGCTTTGCACATGCCTTACATCCTGGCGGGGGAGACGAACGCGTGACGAACATGTACACAAGGGCAGCAAGAAGAACGAACATGAGAATCCATTCCCACATTTATTATTTACTAAGAATGCCATTCGCACATTCTGTACACGCGAATCCATTACGGTACGCGGATATAAGGTGAACATACCTCCGATCATATGAACCACAATAGATGCATGTCTCAGTCGGTACAACGGGAATCTCGCTGACAAGCTGGTTATTTCGAATCACGCGGCGGAACAGCTGAGACCCTATACGGACAACCGAGCACTGAATGCTTGGTCCCGTGCGAACAATACGAATAAGCTTCTCCGGGTTGGAGTTCATGTAGGCCTCGGCTGCTAACCAATTCGTCTCGGGAACCGTGCTTGTAAAGTATGCGCATGAGTACGTTGCCCCCCAGTAACATTCTGTGCAAAAGGCAGGTGAGCATCCAGGACAGAGAGCAAGTCCGTGGTATTCATGGGTCGTCAGCACGTCCTCGACACATGATGGGCAAATAGACATCTCCATTGTGTTACTATTTAAAATCCTTTTAAAGTAGCAAAGATGCCCACACTGCGTCAGAAAGTCAATCAGTTCTGCGTGGTCGCAGGAACCACGAATGCCTCAAGTATGCGGATAGCCAAGCTGGAAGAGGCTCTGAAGAAGGCCAAGGACGAGATGAAGGCGCATAAGAAGGACATGAAGTATCAGCATGAACAGACTCGCAAGGCGACGAAGAAGGCGGCGGCGAAGAAGACGCAGCGTTCTCCTAGGGTTGCCAAGGCGCCGAAGAAGAGGAAGCAGGAGGTGGCGATGAAGCCACTTCCCGCCCAAGCTGAACCGATGATGCCTCCGGCTCCGGCTCCGGTTCCGGCTCCTGTTCCTGCGCCGTCCTTAGCACCTGCGGTTGCGAAGGGTGGTCGTAAGCACATGAATTACAAGATGCGTTGGTAGGTTTACAGGAAAAGTGCTGTTCAGAGAATAAATGTCCGATACTGCATCTGTGCCCACACCCGTAGAGGTCGTCCCACCACCAGCCCCGGCGCCGGCCGGGCTGTTCGATTCCATTGATTGGAAGAACCCGGTACCGGGCGTTATCAAGGTCGCGTCTCAGCTCCAGGTACTGGATCAGATGACCGCCGAGGAGCGGATCCTCCTTCTCCAGGGCGGCCTCCTCCTCGTCATCTCCAAGTCCAAGATGACGGAGGAGGAAAAGGGTTCGGCGACAGTGTTCGTGAACACCATGCTTCCTCACGTTGTCGATACGGCTGTCGTGGCTCTCCAGGCCACTGCGAAGGCTCATGCAGCCGAGAAGAAGCTCGAGGATGCAATTGCGTCTGCACTGTCTAGGCAGCCTGAGATCATGGTCAAGACGATGGAGACTGTTCTCGCCGATGCATCGAAGACGAAGTGGCGCTGCTGGTAAGTCGTCTTCACTTCAGCCGCCTTAGCTACTTAATGGGCATTCCATATTACGTAGCGTCGCTTCTGCGTACGCACAAACATATTCAAAAACGATATGAAACGTTTGAAGCCGATGTACTTTGCATGGACTTCAACTGTTTTCTACATAAAGCAATCAAGGAAGAGGATCCGATCGGAAGTGTCATTACCGAGCTGCGTCTATACCTGGAACGGATGCGGGTGAAGAAAGTCTACATTGCCTTCGATGGATTGGTGCCGTATGCAAAGATTGTGCAGCAGCGATACCGTCGTTTCAAGAGACCGGAGAATGTGGAGAAGAATCAACTGTCACCTGAGACTCCGTACATGCGAGAACTGGCGAAGCAGTTGCGAGAGGCTTTCCCGGACGCAGTGATATCAGGAACAGACGAGCATGGCGAGGGGGAACATAAGATATTTCGATGGCTGCGAAGTCTTGACGCATCACAGCGAACCACTGTTGCAATATACGGCTTGGACGCTGATCTCGTGCTCATCGCTCTGGCGCAGCGTGAACTCGGCAGTTTATTCCTTCTTCGAGACGAGGATGCCTTTTCGATTTCCGCCTTGGCGAGTGTTCTGCCTCTCCCCGTAGACGACTATGTAAAGATGTGCATACGGTATTTTGGGAATGATTTCATGCCCTGTGTCTCCATGTTTTCACTTCGCGAAGATGGGCATGGTCGTGCATTGCGAATGAAAACCCCGGACAAGATGGAGACGAAAGTGCTGATCGAGCGACGGAAAGAACACGACGGGCATATTGTAGCTCCTGACGGTCTTGGACTAGAATCGCGAGTCGGTCTTTTACTCGATGGCGTTATTGACTGGGAGCCAGTGTGTGAAGCCTATTGGAAGACATACGCCTGGACACTTGAATACTTCACGACCTCCGTGGTTCCTGATTGGTGTTGGTTCTATCCGTACGCAGAGGCTCCTCTTCTTCAGACATTGGCAGACTTTGATCCACCTGTGTCTATCGTATGGGAACATCCAACGCCTCCATTCCATGTTGGTCATCAATTGCAGTTCATTCTACCATGTGAATCGTTGCGCAAAGCGAAGCGCAGGGTCAAGTTTGTCGACGAATTGTACGACGAGGAACATGACACACGTCACCCCTGGATGCGACGGTATGCATGGGAGACAGATCCGTATGTTTCGTTACCCTGGGATCCTGCACGACCCTTTACCTCCGTAACCGAAGTCCATTGGCCGTCATCATCATCCTAGATCCAGCACCGGCGGCAAGTACAGGTCGAGGGATTCCCGGCAGTACACCCTGTTCCTGCTTCCCAATGTTAATGACAACAACGTCATCGGGAATGATCGTCTCAAATGCATCGCTACGAGCCGCCATGTATCCCTCTTCGATCTTCTTCATCTCGTGAATCTTTTTCATTGCAGCCATGCCGGTCATATCTTGGAATACTCGCCAGTGCATTGTCATTCGATTGATATAGGCGATGCGATAGGAACGCGTTGTGGTGATCTTTACGTTGTTCCGCAAGGTATCGAAACACAATGCAACCGTTGGGTAGATTGGCTTGTTGATACGCTTGTTGACGGAATTGTGCGCACGTAACGTGAACAGCATGAAATTGTTGCGCGAGTACATCATGTTCGGAAACTGTGCGCGGTAATCAGAAAGAAGTTCCGCAAAGTGTCCCTGGCACGATGGACATGTGATTGTATCCCTGAACAGGTCTAACCATTTTGTCATCAGCTGTCGTTCTGATTCCGTCGGTGTATCTGGGTACAAGGAGGCGGCCGAATGTAGCGCCATCCACCCAAGTGGCCCCCATACAGCGGTCATTAGTAAATACCTATGAAATCATTCCTGCCTCCGTGCCGCCTTCCAGGATACTCATGAGCAGTTCACGTGGTGCTTTTTCGCTGACACTTAAGTTCGACTTTCGCAGCTTCTCGTGGATCTGACGGTCACTCAGGTTTTTCAGGGTGCCTTGAACCTTCTTACGTTTCAGAGTCTCGCCCTTACGGGTGAGGATCCGAAGTGTACCCGGTTTGAACGGGGGGCTCTTTGCAGGGTCGCGCACGGGCTCAATCTTCCGTGCTGTTTTGCGGATGCCCCTCGGGTACGTTCTCATGGTACGGGGTGTCTTGGGTGCGTCATATCCAACCTTACTGATTTTCATTCCGCCATCCGCCATCTCTTTACTCAAAACGGATAAACCTTATTTACAGGCTAACCGGGGCATTCTAATACCATGGAGTGGGACGCAGTCAATGCGTACTTTGCAAAGGGTGTGCGTCGTCTCGTAGATCATCAGATCGAGTCATTCGAGGACTTCATCCGCAACAAGCTTCCACTCATCGTCCAGTCGACTGCGCCTATTGTTGTGTGGCACGAGCAGGATGAGACGACCAAGAAGTACAAGTATGAATTCCGCCTGACCTTCGAAAATGTGACATATATCAAGCCCCGCCTCCAGGAAGCCACTGGTCGCGTGAAGCCGATGCTCCCCATGGAGGCGCGGGTTCGCAACTTCACCTATGCAGCTCAGATGCACTCAGACATTCGGTTTGTGGCTCGTACCTACAAGGGGGCACTTCTGGATACGTTCGACGAGGAGTCGCGCGTGTTTGAGGGAATCAGTCTCGGAAAGATCCCAGTGATGCTCGGGTCTTCGTTGTGTCTACTGAAGGACTACCCTGCAACTGCTGCGGAGATGGGTGAGTGTTCGCATGACCCACTCGGGTACTTTGTCGTGCATGGGTCTGAGCGTACGATTCTCTGTCAAGAGAAGGTCGCTGATAACCGTATCATGATCTTCCAGAACAAGAAGACGTCGTCGAAGTATCTGTATTCGGTGGAAATGAAGTCTCTTCATGAGTCGTTCACGACTCCACCTAAGAAGCTGGAGATCAGGCTGAGCTCCAAGTTCAATGGATTCGGGTATCCAATGGTTGCGTGTGTTCCTCGTTTCCGCGAGGATATCCCGGTCATGGTCTACTTTCGTGCACTCGGTGTGACTGATGACCGCACGGTGGCTCGAGTCGTCTGGGGAGACGAGAAGGATTCTCATGTTGAGCTGCTGGGTGCTTCGTTTCGTGACACGCTGGAGATGGGCATCTTCACTCAGGAGGATGCAGTTCGCTACCTGACGAGTCACCTTCAGTATGGCACGAACCAGGAGGACAAGTGTGCATATGTTCAGCACCTGCTTACCACTGAGCTGCTGCCCCATGTTCGCTTTGCTGGAGAGACTGCACCTCTCGCCGTCCTGAATGCGCGTCGTACGATGCTGATGGGCTCGATGATCCGTAGGCTCCTGCTGACGTATTGTAAGCATATCCCCCTGGATGACCGCGATGCGTATCCGAATAAGCGCGTGGTCACGACAGGTGCGCTCTTGACTCACCTGTTTCGTCAGCTCTTCCAGAAGGTCTGCAACGATACACGCAATGAGTTTGTCCAGGAGGTGAACAATGATACGTGGAAGAAGGCAGGACAACCGCTGGAGATCTTGAACATCAATAATTTGTACAAGATCCTCAAGGTCTCGACGATTGAAGGCAAGATGAAACAGGCATTGGCCACCGGTAACTTCACAGTGCAGGGAATGGGCACGAACAGCTCAACATCGCTATCGAATGCGACCAAGGTGGGTGTCTCCCAGGTTCTGGCGCGAATGTCGTATGCCGCCACTCTCAGTCACATTCGCCGTATCCAGACACCGGTTGAGAAGTCGGGGAAGCTTCTGGCACCTCGTAAGCTCCACGGCACTTCGTGGGGGTTCATGTGTCCGGTGGAGACTCCCGAGGGTCACTCGGTTGGTATTGTGAAGACCATGTCGCTTCTGACGTCCATCTCCCAGCACGTGCCATCCTCCACGATTCTCCACTTCCTGGAGGATGCGAATGTGACGTGGATCACAGTGCCAAAGGTCTACGAAGGCACATCAATCACAGTGAACGGTGTTCTTGTTGGGTATACCGCAGACCCGTTGGCAGTGGTCACATCTCTCCGAAAGGCCAAGCAGACTCTGCGTCTTCACCCCCATACGTCGGTGGCCTGGTATACCCTGCTGAATTCAATTCTCATTGAGACGGATGGTGGACGTGCAGTGCGTCCAGTGTTCAGGGTTGGAGCTGAGGAGCCGGTGGGTGAGGATCGTAAGGACTGGAATGCGTGGCTTCGGTGCTGCGTAGAGTATATTGATGCGTCCGAGACAGAGACTCTCCGCATTGCCCTGACCAAGAAGGAAGTAACGACGCATTCGCATTACGAGATTCATCCCTCGATGTTGGTGGGTCACATGGCGGGTACAATTCCACTGTCGGATCATAATCAGTCGCCCCGTAACACCTACCAATCAGCAATGGGGAAGCAGTCGATGTGCGTCTATGCAACCAACTTTGCCAAGCGCCTGGACAAGAACGCCTACGTTCTGTGCTCGATCAGCCGCCCAATTGTGGAGACGCGGTCAATGAACATCCTGAAGATGCAGGAGATGCCCTTCGGAATGAACGCAATTGTCGCCATTGCCTGTTATGGTGGCTACAATCAGGAGGACTCGATCATCATGAATCGATCATCTGTGAACCGCGGTCTCTTCCGCGGCCTGTACTACACGATGTACAAGGACGAAGAGCATCGCAACGTCACCTCGGGTCGCGAGGAGAAGTTCATGCGTCCTCAGAAGCACAACACCCGCAAGTTCAAGAACACCAGCTATTCGGCGATCGGTGAGAATGGGATTCCTCTTCTGAATGCCCATATTAACGAGAACGATGTGGTGATCGGCAAGGTTGTCAACCTGCGCCACGATACGGCGGGGTATGCCTTCCGCGATGCTTCGACGACACACAAGAATGCCGAACCTGGTCGCATCGATGGCGTGTGGCAGGACAAGAACTCGGATGGCTATCCATTCGTTAAGGTTCGCGTGGTGTCGGAGCGCGTTCCCCAGATTGGTGACAAGTTCTCCTCCCGCCACGGACAGAAGGGAACGGTGGGAATGCTGTTGGACGAACAGGATATGCCGTTCACGGGTTCGGGTCTCCGACCTGACCTGATTATGAATCCACACGCTGTGCCTAGCCGAATGACCATTGCACAGTTGATGGAGTGTATCTTTGGAAAGGTGTGTGTTCAGAAGGGGACGCTGGGCGATGGAACGCCGTATTCGCATCTCAAGGTAGAGGAGCTACGGGCGCAGATGCTCGAGCTGGGAATGCATCCATATGGCAACGAGATCCTGTACAATGGACAGACCGGTGAGATGATGCAAGCAGAAATCTTCATGGGACCTACCTTCTATCAGCGCCTCAAGCACATGGTCATTGACAAGTCGCATTCTCGCGCACGTGGACCCATCGTATCGCTGACGCGTCAGCCGTGCGAGGGACGGTCTCGCGATGGCGGTCTTCGCGTGGGTGAGATGGAGCGTGACTGCATGATCTCCCACGGTGCGGCGGCCTTCACCAAGGAGCGACTGATGGATGTGTCTGACCCCTTCTCGACGGGCATATGCAAGACGTGCGGAACACTGGCCATTGTGAATCCACAGGAGGGGCTGTACTCTTGCGGATCATGCGGCAACAAGACAGACTTCGTTCAGAAGACCATTCCGTATGCGATGAAGCTCTGGATGCAGGAGCTGGAGGCCATGCACATTGTACCCCGCATGGTTATGGAGTAAAGTGTTGGAATGATATAATCGAGATGGGTACGATGAGAGGAGACATTGTGCGACGCGGGTTTTATGCTCCGTATCCTCGTCTGCCATCCAGATCCATGCCAGAACGTGGCCTTAAAGTTTATCAAACTCGGGTGTCGATGGGATGTCCGTATTCATTCGATCTGCGTAAGAGTTTTGTGGAGAGAATCAGTCACAATAAAAACATCTCATTCTTCGATCTGAACGGATCTCAATCCGAGACCGGTGCAGATTTTATTTTTAATCACCATCGAGCGTATAATTGGATTACTCGGAATGCGGATTTAGAGGCCGACGATAACCCGACCATGCAGTTAAAGACCGACCCTGACCCCAAACCAATTCTGGGTATGATTAGGATGTGTTTCGTCCTAGAAGGCAGTACAGATGAAGTTTGCCATATGATTTCATACATTCTTCGTAAGGCCGCAGAAGGATATGAACTAATCTTACTTGAGCCATATAATACGGATGTCTTTCTGAACCCCAAAAACGATGGCGGGGGCACCGGTCTCAGGAACGACTGGCGAGAAAAAATCAGGTCATATCTCGAGACGTTATTACAAATAGGTAGTATCAAGCTCATTGCACCTATGGCAGGTAAGACGGGCGATGAGTATGATTTATCGAGAAACGATGGCGGGGCAGGACAGTGTGCGTCTTGGGCAGTCAGAATGTTGGAACAGGTTTCAACTCTTAATGTCAGAACTGCGACACCGGATGAAATCTTCGCATCTATGAAAAGGTTACAGGCAGGTGGCCGTCGTCGCAAGACTAGGCGGTCAAAGCGGACCAAGAGACGGGGAACACGCCACGCACGAGTTCGCTAACCTGACCCGCCACGGCACGAATCTCTGCCTGAGCATCGGATCCCATGCGAAGATGGCACAGACGAGCATATGCAGCCAACGAACCCGTCTCAATAAACTCCGTCATCATATTCTGAGGAAGCACCATACGGGCCTGTTCAGGTGGAAGTTGGTTGGCCAGTAAGAGGTTGTAGCTATTGACGGCGACCCGACAACTGTCCTTCAATGTCTCGCGAAACACGTCATTTTGCGGGTGCACGTCATCATTACTCCCCTGCTTTTTCCCCGGTGCACGAGTCCGAAGGTGAGGAATGTGAAAGGTTGGCGGGTCATCTACGTAGCGACGGCTGACCTCATTGCGAGAGAACCCAATCGTGTGCCGAAACCACTCCCGAGCCATCCAAATCGGCATCTTCAGTCGAAACCGCAACTGAGGATGGAAGAAGGGCGATGTGTGCTCATGATCTGCGAGATACTTGATCAGCTTGGCATCCTTGTCGGTGAACTCAACGACATGCTTTCCCAGCGACACACGAGCCGCATTGACGACCGTCAGATCATTGCCAAACGTCTCCAGAAGCTCAACCTTGCAGTCCTCGAACATGGTTATGGAATGCGAGTAGCATGAAGGTTGCTCACGCGCTAATTTCATACTCTTCCTCGACAACTCGCCTCTCGAAATAGGAACAACATGTACATGCCAAGGCAACTGCCAATACGGCGGCAATGGCAACAGTGGCAATGACACCGTCCTCCTCCATTGGTGTTTTTTGGCGAGTGTCTATAAATGGCGCGTTTAACCTTCAAGCAATGGGCGAAGCAGGAGGCACGGGAAGGGCGGACGACGACGTTCCGCAAGTGGGCAAAGATGGAGCTGAAGGAGAAGGTTCACCGTGGAAATCCCTCGTTCAAGACGTGGGCGAACCAGGAGATGCGGGAAAAGTCGCATACACGCCGCCGCCGTCATCGTAAGTAAATGTCGCTCGAAGTGGTGCTGGGTCCGATGTTTGCGGGAAAGACATCGTATGCGCTCAGTCTTGCCCGAAAGTATACGGCTCAGAACCTGCAGGTCTTGGTGGTGAAGCCATCGATCGATACCCGTTCTGTCAATGTCAATGAGATCACGACGCACGACGGAGACTCGCTCCCATGTTACACTACGAACACGTTGAATGGGTTGACTGCGGACTTTCTGTCCTCCTTTTCAATTGTCATTGTCGATGAGACGCAGTTCTTTGAAGGGTTGATTCCGTTCGTGGAGTTTGTAGTGGACACGTTGGGCAAGACCCTGATACTGAGTGGGCTATCAGGCGATTCCGACCGGCGTCCCTTTGGCGAGTTTCTGAACGTGATTCCACTGGCCGACAAGATTACACAGCTGTCGAGTCTGTGCATCTGCGGACAACCTGCACATTTTACTCGGAGGCTGCGGACAGGATATGGACAGATCGCGATTGGTGGAGCCGATCTGTATGTTCCGCAGTGCCGAACATGCCACGTCTACAGATAGAAATACTCACGAGGAACTGTCTGAAACAGATCGGGTTTCCCTGTATTGAATGCGGCAATGGACTGTTCGTTGGGGCCTTCCACTGCAATAGGCCACATGAGTGTATCCCGACGAACCCCGAGAATCGGATCGAACATCACCCAGTCCGTAATAAAGTGAGACTGGTACGGTCCCGAAACATCGTCAACTTCAAACATCTTACAGAACTTGGCTGCCCATTCCCGTGTAATCATGTAACACTGTGCACCCCATGGATTGGAGACACCCACATTGCGGATGAGAATGTGCCCATTTGTGTGATAGTGTTCGCCTCCTGGAATGTTGATATACCCCAACGACAGGATATCCGTATTCCCCTCCATCATATGCGGAATCAATGCATCGACAACCTCATTGAAGGCTTTGTGAAACCTCACATCATCTTCAATAATGATGGCAAGAGGATCCCCAGAATCGACTAGTCGCTGCATGCAGCGAATATGTCCCAGGGTTGCTGCGAAACCGGTCGGATAGGATGTGTCTCGTGCGAAACAGGTGGCTCCGCGACGCACAACCTCCGGGTCGTCTTTCAGGGGCGACTGGACTAACTCGATATCAAGGTTCAGCGGTGCTGCGGCAGCTTTCAGACGTTCGCCGCGGCCGGTATCGCAATTGACTGCGTAGATACGCATTTTTAAAGAGGGTCGTCGTACGTGTAGATTCTTGCCACGAAAAAATATTGACAGTACACACAACAACGACATGGGTGGCGGTCTTCTTCAGCTCGTCTCGTACGGTGCGCAGGATATCTACATCAGCGGCAACCCCCAGATCACGTTCTGGAAGGTGCTCTTCAAGCGCCACACGAACTTCGCGATGGAGTCCATTGAGGTCACCTTCAACGGCCAGGCCGACTTCAACAAGCGTGTGACGGCGATCATCAACCGTAACGCCGATCTGATGTTCCGCACGTACATCCAGGTGGTGCTCCCGGCGGTACAGATTGACGGCAACACGACCAACGGTAACAACTACCAGATCGCCCGTTTCCGTTGGCTCAACTACATCGGCCACCGCATGATCAAGACGGTTGAGCTCGAGATTGGCGGTCAGCGCATCGATCGCCAGTATGGCGACTGGATGCAGATCTGGACGCAGCTGACCCAGGATCTTGGCACGGTGACGGCGCTCGATGAGATGATCGGCAACACGCACGACCTGGTGCTGATGAAGGATCGCAAGGGCTATGCGCTGGATGTGTCTTGCGCTGGTTCTGAGCTGACGAACTCGTGCGCCCCCCGCGCGGGTACCCCGGCGCGTACGCTGTACATCCCGCTCCAGTTCTGGTTCTGCCGCAACCCGGGTCTGGCGATCCCGCTGATCGCGCTCCAGTACCACGAGGTGCGCATCAACGTTGAGTTCGACCAGTGGGTCAACTGCTGCTACTATGAGCTTTCGGGTTCGTCGGCTGCCCCGACGGCGATCCAGTCGCTGACGGCCGCGTCGCTGTACATCGACTACATCTACCTGGACACGGAGGAGCGTCGCCGCTTCGCCCAGCAGACGCACGAGTACCTCATCGAGCAGCTGCAGTTCACGGGCGCCGAGTCGATCACGTCGAGCTCGAACAAGATCCAGCTGAACTTCAACCACCCGGTGAAGGAGCTCGTGTGGGTCGTCCAGCGCGATTCCTTCGTCGACTGCTCCCAGCCGCCCCCGCCCCACATCACTGAGGTCAACGGCTGCCAGCCGTTCAACTACTCCGACGACTTCTCGACGGAGGGTGTGATCATGGACGTTCTCGCCCGTGGCTCCCTGGGCGGCGGCCAGGCTCCCAACGTGGCGGGTGGTCTCCAGGTGCCTACCATTCTCGGCGACGCGTCTGGTCCCTACCTCCCGGGTGTGGGTATCGCCGTTGGTCCGTCCCTGGCGGGTGCGTCGTGGCTCGATACCAACTTTGGTAACCTTGGTAACGACCAGCAGTACCTGTTTGAGGACACGACGAACTACCTCCTCGCGAAGGTCATCCTCAACTCCGGCACTCGCTGCTCTGGCAAGTGCCCGACTGAGGTCGCCAAGCTGCAGCTCAACGGCCAGGATCGCTTCACGGAGCGCGAGGGACGTTATTTCACGTACGTGCAGCCCTACCAGCACCACACGCGTACCCCGACGGCTCCGGGTATCTGCGTGTACTCCTTCGCGCTCAAGCCGGAGGAGCACCAGCCGTCCGGCACGTGCAACTTCTCGCGTATCGACAAGGCCACGCTCCAGCTCACGGTGTCCGTCAACACGGTGCGCTCTGGCCGCACGGCGCAGGTGCGCGTGTACGCCGTCAACTACAACGTGCTCCGCGTGATGAGCGGCATGGGTGGCCTGGCCTACAGCAACTAGAGACCTCCGCAAGGTTCAAAACCACGAAGAAGAACCAAACACAAAACCACAAATGCGTCCGGAAACCCGAGTGCATTTGTGGTAGACAGACAATGACGACGTATATTTCACTGGGTGACACATGCCAACCGGCATCTATATTACGTAAGCTTGGTGTTCGACGTGAGGCCTTTCCTTTCGATTGGATTACGGGAAGCGGGAATTCAATCGTGAAATGCATCGAGACCGATTTTAATGGGTTCCATACAAACCTTCACTTTAATAGCCCTCATCCAGACCTTGGTATGAACACAGTACTAACGGACGATTTAGGATTTAGCTTTCATCACGACTATCCAACAATCGAAAGTAGATCGACTGTTGACGAAGAATTCATTCGGGAAACGACGATTGTAGATAACTGGCTAGACTACTATCCAACTGTTTACGAGAAATATCAGCGAAGGATTCAGCGATTCCGATCAATTCTTCGCAGTTCTGATCGTGTTATCTGTGTCTGTCATCGCCCAATCCGCGACTGTTATCGTATACTACATGCGATCAAGACCGTATACGGTAAGGACGTAATCATCATAACCAACAGTTCGGAACGTTCGCTATATAATAGGATTTTCACATATGTCCATTCTGACGACCCTGGAGATTTCATGAGAGTCGCTCAATACGCGATAAAAACTGTCTGATCTTCGAGAGTTCATGTTCATGCCAAAGACCCAATTCGTCAATCTCGCGGGTCTTCCCTGGTTCGCTGTACCGCTGTACCAACCGATGGGGGATCGAGTTCTCAACAATACGGTCATGAAGGAAATACTCGCAGGGTCCCACCCAGTTCGACCAATTCACGAAGATCGATTTTTCGAGGAGGCGGGGCTTGAACGCGAAGAAATCAAAGCAGTAGAACCGACTATCATTTGGAACCGCACTGTTCACTAAGAATACATTCGGCGTAGATACCTCCTCCTCGAGGAGCTTCATCAACGGCTCTTCATTTACGACGAAGACATCGGGGTGAAGGTGAAGTACATAGTCGTAGACTGAAAGATCACGATTAGCGAAGAGAAACTCCATGGCTTCGATTGGTCCAAGATAGTAACCTGCGTTCTTATCTGTATTGTGGATCGTCATCGGCAACGGGATGTTTCGACATACGTCCTCGATCTTATTCTGGATATAGTTGTTATAGACAAACAGTTCGGCATTGGCTCGTAACTTTGGACATCTAGCAAGGAAACGAGCCTGTAAGGCGTACTCTTCATGCTGTCGATATCCCGTCATGAACAGAAGAATCTTCATTTGTTAGTATGCGGTTCCATTGTTTATAGGCTGCCTCACGCGTTAAATGTATTTGGCTGAACTGATATGCCCGGTCTGCTATCTTTAAAGCGTCGTCATAATGATCTCTACACCATTTAGCTTTTTCGACTAAATCAGACAGGTCGCGTTTTACTGGGATATAGTGTTCCCACTCCTTCAGGTGTTCGAAAAAGAACTCCTTAAAGGGTCGGTCTACGATGATCACAGGTCGGCGAGACCAGAGTAAATACTTCAACCTCGCTGAAAACCCACCACCTTCTACGTCAATAAGGATGCTGTATCGTTTCGTTAGCTGAGGAAGAGATAGATACGTCTTTGAATTCAGTCTCACCTTGTTCTGTTGACGGATCCAGCTCATACTGATCACGTCCAAGACGTCTGTATTGCGTTGTGCTATTTCCAGCATTTTCGAGCGAATGGGTAGACCCGTTTCGCCGATCCATCCGACCTTATTAATTTCATACGGTTCTTTCCCGGCTTCGCTTATCTGCAGGGTGGTTTCGGTGTAATCATCGACTCCGATCTGAGGCCATGCGTGAAAATTCCATTCTGGTACTAATCCATCATACTGGTCGACCTTGCTGTAGGTATATTCGTCTGTGTGCCCCCAGTCTTGCGTATGTATAGTGATTTCGTCAAAGTCTTTCCAGTTGTAGATAGCATTCGCTTGTTCTATACACCACATGGTCGACGCATTGCGACTCTCGTAACATCCCATGTCCTTAAAGATCAACTTACCATTGGCCTTCTTCGCTGTAAAGGACATTTAACAACAACTTAGACGAGATTACGGCAGTGAATACATGAAGATTGCTTTCTGGGAAAACCAGTTGACACTTCGTGGAACAACGGTTGCCTGTTACGATTATGCATTGGGCAATAAAAACATACTTGGCAATGAGAGTATTGTGATATATGATACAACTCAACCATTCAATGATGCAACGGTTTTAGCCAAGTTTCAAGCCGAGTTTAAGGTGTTTGGTGTCACACACTTCTCACAGGTAGACCAGATCCTGCTTGATGAAAAATGCGACATGATGTATGTGATCGAGGGCGGGGACCGCACTGAACTGGTTAGCAAGGTCTGTAAAACGATGAACCATTGTGTTTTCAATTGTCATCGCCCCCATGGTGATATATATGCGTCTATTGCACCTTGGGTGCAGGGCAATAATGGAAAATATCCATTTGTTCCTCATATCATGAGCCTACCGGACGTCAGTGACAACCTTCGCGCTGAACTTGGTATACCAGAGTCCGCCACCGTATTTGGGCGGCACGGGGGGTACGAAGAGTTCAATATTGGATACGTCAAGCGAATTGTATACGAGGTCGCATCTGCATATCCTAGTATCTACTTCCTCTTCATGAACACTCGACCGTTTGGCTCCAGTCTCCCGAACGTCATTCATTTGCCCCCAATCGTCGATCTTGTGCGTAAGGTCAGATTCATCAATACATGTGATGCGATGATTCACGCTCGGGAAATGGGTGAAGTATTTAGTTGCTCAATGGGAGAGTTCGCTATTCGAAACAAGCCAATCTTTTGCACTGAATCCGGAGAACTTGGTCATCGTCGTCTGATGGGAGACCGGGCATTCTGGTACACAGAATCAACCCTGAGCAACATGCTTACGCGTTTTGATAAGACAGTTGAGAGTCAGAAAGATTGGAACACATACAGGGACTATACGCCTGAGAAGGTAATGGCCATCTTTAAGAAGGTCTTTATCGACCCGCGTCCGCTCCGCGTGTTTATCAATGGATTCTGGGGTGGATTTGTCGAGAGAACAAACGGTGTACATTTTGGATTCTTCGAGCACATTCTAACCAAGGCGTTGAATAGGGACGTTGTCATCGCAGAATCAATGAACGACGCGGATATTCTACTTGAGAGTCATTTTAGTCCGTCCGTGTTCCCATCAAAGCGGTGGATATATAGTATATTCTTCTCGGGTGAGGCGTCTCTTCCTCTCCCGGAACATTCTGCACAGTATTCAGCTATTCTGGGGGTGCATTCTGTGAGTTGTCCTCTCTATCTACCGTACGACTATTGCAAACCCCATGCATATCAAACCAATATCACGACGATCCCCCCAAAGAAGATATGTGCAGTCATCTCATCAGCTGGTACAGGTAAGCGGTTTCGCAACGACTTTATTGACGAATTGATGAAACGTGGAATTCACGTTGATATGGGTGGTTCCTACAAGAATAACATTGGACATACAATACCTGGGTCATACGACGAGGAACATATTCTACAGTTCCAGAGTCAATACCGAGTAGTTCTCGCACTTGAAAACACAGAGGGAGATCACTACATCACCGAGAAGGTAATCAACCCACTTCGTGCAGGAACCATTCCAGTATATTATGGATCAAAGCGAGTAACAGAGTATATCAACCCCGATCGGTTTGTTCCCATCGATCCGACCAACATCGATGCCGCGATCTCAGAAATTCAACGGTTATGCGAAGACGATGCCTACTGGCTCCAGATGGTGAACCAACCGTGTTTTGTTAAGGATATGACCAACTGGATTGGGAAGGTCGTCAACGATCTTCGGATCGAGCTGACAACCACAAACTATTCGGTTGAGCTTATCGGAGATCTCACCCGTGAACCCGAACGAACGAATGCGCTTCGGCCAATCATGGATTTCTACCACGTGTCTCCCAGTGTCGTATGTTACGGTGAGGGAGCGAGGAACCACCGGTTATTTGGCATTTTCGACCCGAGAAAGAAGATCAATGCAGTTAGCCTTGCGATCAATCACATTGCTTTACTAGAAAAGTATGCAGTGATGAATCAATATGTGGTTGTCTTTGAAAGCGACGCGATACCCGTCTATCCAATGGACGTCATAGATAGCGAAATCAGGAAGGACATCGATACCATGCGTGAAAGGAAAGTTGATTTTGCGTTCATTGGGTTTGGATGCTTCGGTGCTATAACAAATGACCAGAAGGCGCCGAACAAGAAGATTAGTCCAACGTTGTGGCTTCCACCTGTCTCAGAATTCTCAAATGGGTGTTCGAGGTGCACGGAGGCTTATATAGCGTCACCCGGTGGTATTCGCTCATTCCTCAATTGGTTTCGACCGCGAATCAATCATGATGTAATTGACTGGTCGTTCAATCATTATTTCAGAGCGAATCCTTCCGCGATCGGGTGTTGGAGAAGCCCCGAGCTTTTTAGACAGGGGTCAATGTCGGGCATGTATCCCAGTCTTGTCCCGCAGTGAACTTTTCCACCCATTCGAAACAATATCGACCTGCAAAATGAACAAAATGATTCCGACTGAAAAACTCATCGATGGTTAGAGATGGATCATCACTTTTGGCTATTGCTATGATTGCATTGAACTCGTTGGGGAGAACGGATACCATTTTTCGTCGCTGCAGTTCGTAGTTTGTAGTCGTTTGTTCGAAGTGAAATCCACGTGGGTGACCGATATTGCTATGTACATGCTTCGCGAAAATCGACTCGCATAGCCCCTTGTGTTTTTCCGGTTGAAATACCATTAGCCCACCATTGAACACGCTATCTGTGAGAAGGTAATAGTCACATAGCCTGAGGTAATCAGAAGCATTTGACTCCCAACCATTCTTAACCTGGACTGCCCGGCGTCTCTCGGGTGTTGGCTGCGAGTATTCATCGACCATCCCGATACCATTTCCTAGAAGATGGAATGGTATTCCAGGTGCACGTTCGTTTATCAGTATATCTGCATCGATGTAAACGATGTAGTCATATTGATTCGCCCATGACTGCGAACAGAGCATGTACTTATGAAAGCACAGTGTATCCGGATGGTTTACAGCAGATAAGTACGTGGTTATAACTTTAAAGTCGTAACCATGCGTAGCTGCGTACTTCTTGTGACTGGGCATAAACAATTTGGTATACTCTTCTAGGTATTTACTTCCTATCGCAATACTACATAGAGCAATAC